ATTTGGCGGACTCACTCATCGCGCAAATTCGCCAGGACGGTTTTACGCCGGCGCTTGGCAATGTGGCCCGCGAAATGATTGCATCTGGACGTTTTGGAGGAATCGAGATCGGATTTTTCCAGAGGGTAGCAGAGTCAATCTAGGGGGCGCGCTATGACAATATTGACAATAAATACATGGGCTAACGTCCAAGCCATGAGGATTTGATCACGGCTTTTGTTTTTGGAACTGCCGCGGCGGGCGTCGATAATTCGGCTGCCCGTCTTTCCATATCCAAGCCAAGCAAATTTCGGGCGGCAATTGCGTAAACCGTGGCGTCCAAAGTCTCAGCCCGTTTGCCGGGAATCCGCTCAAAGCGTCGAACAGGTGCGCCTTTCACGTATCTGACAACACGTCTTTCACTGGCCAATTGTTCAAAAAATACCGGCGCCAGGTCAGCCGAAAACCGAAGGCCGGCGCCACGGGCCAGGCGGTTGAAAAGTTGCGCTTTGATCGCGTCCACACCCACAAGAAACAACGGTGCGCCTTTTGTCGTGCTTCTTTGAATAAATGGCCGGCTAAAGCCTGAAACCCCTTTCCCTGAGACTATCCGCCGTGCGAATCGGGAACGGGTGAAACTATGAACTATGTCAGAGTGTCCCCCATCGCCTGAGTCGATGACTGCCGAATCAATCTTCAAGGTTCCGCCGCCGGGATGTGTCCAGGTTGATCGCAGCAAGGAATCTAATTCCAGCCATGTTGTGTCCGCATCCACTGGCCCCCAAATGACAATATGCGCCAGAATGAACGAATCGACCTTGCCGTGCCCCATAATGACAGCCTCCAGGCGGTCGTCCTGACAATCCACGCCGGCTGTAACCATGAGCGCATCGGCAGGAATAGCCGTCAAGCCGAAGGGTTCGCGCCGGTTCAATAGATCCGACTCGTCCAGATCGTCAGCCGCTTCACGCCAAGGCTGCCCCAGCAGCGTGTTGACGAACACCTGAAGCGTTGCCGGGTCGTCTTTCGCGGCGATAAATTCGGCTGCAAGCTTGCCCCATGAGGCATTTTTATGAGGCGAAATCAGCGCGTTAAGGCGAAATCCAGCGTGACCTTGCACTTGCGGGGCCGTTGCGCGCCAGCGGCCTTGTGCGATCATGCCGGCCTTGTGCCGTTCGCCAACGCAACAACCGCAATGCGGGCATACGAAATGCGCCGTTTCCGGTAGTCCTGCGTCCCATTGGATATGCTGCCACATGATTTCTGTGAATCCCGCGCACTCCGGACAGGGCACCTCGAACACTCTCTGATCAGATCGAGCATAAAGGCGGGAAACCGGCCCATGATCGAAAACCGGAGTCGATCCGGCAATGATTTTGCGATCAGCGAATGTCAGGGTTCGGCGTTCAGCCAGGATCAATGGATCGCCTTCAAGCCCCGGTTCCATAGCGTCGATTTCATCCATCATAAGGATTTTGGCAGTGTGCCGCCGTAGGTTCCGGGGCGATTTGGCAGCAACCAGCTTCAGGCTGCCAGCCGGGAACTTGCGTGACAGCAAGGTCGAGCGTCCAGACTCGTCGGCAACGTCAGTCAAAAGATTTCGCAGCGAAGACGAAGCCGCAAAAGTAGGCTCTATGTCTGAGACCATGTAATCGCGGCAATCCGCTTCAGTAGGCTGGACAGACAAGATCGGCGCCGGCGCATTGGCAACATATGAGGCCACAGTCGCCGTCAAAAGGGTTGTGAATCCGACGCGCACAGGTTTGATAATTGTAATGCGTTCAATGTCAGGGGCGTCGATCGCATCACAAATACCCCGCTGAAACTCCCAAAGGTGAACCCGCCCAGGTAGGGCGGAGACCGTTTCAGGCAGATAAACGTTCGACTCAATCCACTCTGCTAATGCCATATTCGGCGGAGGCAAAAGGGTTTTCATTGCCTCACGTCGCGCCAGTTCAATCGTTTCCATTGGCTAACTCCGTCAGCACGTCCCGAATTTCGGAATCGATAGTTTTTACGTCATGGGGAGTCAGGTGCGGCAGTCGGGCATGAATACGGCTAGGCAGACCCAGAAGCGCCGCACGAAGGTCACGCAAAATACCGGCCCATGTGGATTTGACATCTGAAACTGCCACAAGGTCGCCACGTGCGGCGGCGTTTTTGATTTCAACGGCGTCAGCTTGTTCACGAGTCAGCCGCAGCTTCTCAGCCTTAAGTTCCGGATCAGTGGCGCCGCGGTTCGCTTTCCCCATGAGGTGACGAAGGTAACTGCGCGTGACGGCTTGAACGTCGAAAAGCGCGGCGTCAGATTTAGCGATAACGCCCTCACTGACAAGCATTCTGACTTGTCGGGCACTCACACCCCAGAAGGTAGCAAGTTGCGCCTCAGTGGCCACCGCAGGGCCATTCTGGAGGGGGTCAGGTGGTGTGGGCACTGCAAGCAGCCCTTCAAGGTCATCAAACATCGTACGGAATCCGAATTTCAAAAATTTTCCAGTGGTTGAGGTTTTGCGGTCTGTGCCCCTCGCAGGCCAGACGGCGGGGAAGTACCTTTGCTGGACCATGTGTGGTGAGACAAAATCGACCCGGTGCAGGTGGGACATGGCGGGTTCCCCCTAAAGGGGGAAACCCTAGCCGTGTGTCCCAGCCGCCCCGCAAGCCGCAAGTGGGACAAAACCGCCATGTCCCACCCATGTCCCACCATGTCCCACTTGATTAATCATCGAAGCCATCGCCATCTAAGTCACTGTAATCATAGGTATTTGATATCGACACGCACCCCGCCAAGTGGGACACAAACCCATGTCCCACCAGTTTTTGATAGGCCCGATTGAAGGCTTTCTTACGTGATCCGTATTCTTCAGACGCAGAAACCGTGCGTGACGCAATACAGGCTTCCCGCCATGTGTTTTCTGAAATACTTCGATTTAAATCGATGTTTTCGGCTTCAAGCGTGCGCAAAATGCTTAACGCCGCTTTTTCGCTGATCGACAATTTAGATGGGACAAGGTGGGACAAACCGCCATGTCCCACCGGCAACGGATTGCAAATTGCAACCGTTATAGTGTCGCCATCCTCATCATGCCCCATAGCGACGGTGCCAATGCTGAAGGCGATATCGCGGTCACAGGTGCCATTGCGGTTCTTTGTCAGTTTGCCTCGGATGATACCCGCCTCATCACGCGGTTGTACGTGCAACGCCATATCAAGGGCACCATTTAGGATACTGTGTCCCCGCGGCGTCGAACCTTCGGCTTTCGTGTCATGGTGTATGAGGATGACTGCCGCCCCCCATGATGTCAGATCACGCGCAACCTTCACCACACGCCCCATTGCCTCCGCGCTGTTTTCCTCAAGGCCCGGAAATGCCATCGCCAATGTGTCAATAAAGATCATCGCCGGTTTACGGTCAGCGACAGCAACCTTCAAGGCTGCCAGATCGGGCGAGTCCGCCGTCAACAGGTCAGATACGCCTTCAACAAGGGTGAAGTCAGGCGCCGCCCCATATTCAGCCTTCAGCGCTTTAATTCGTCCGCGCATACCGAAAGAATCTTCAGCGGCAACATAGAAGACACCGCCTTGTTTCGCTCTCATACCGAAAGCTTCGCGGCCCTGTGCAAGTGCGTATCCGAGATATGGCGATATCAGCGATTTGCCTGCCCCCGGTGCGCCGAAGATACAACCCACGTCGCCGGGGGCGATAAGATTTTTGATCAGATAGCCGCGTGACGGGGCGTTTTCGCAATCGTCCGGCGACAGAAAAGAGAGGCGGGATACCGATGAATTACCCTCTACCCAATCGTATCCTTTCGCCAATGCGAACAGGGTTCCCAATCTGACTTTGGAGTCCTTATTGCCGAATGATTTCCAGACACGTTTCTGATCCACGGGGTCGTATTTTTCTGACCGTTTCGACCATTGTGCCCAGAGACGCAGGCCGTCATCGTTACCGTGATATGCGTGATGTAGCGCCATACCGGCAGTCAACCAGTCGTCGCGGTCGCTGGCAGGTATGGCTTTAAGCGCGGAAATAATGCGAATACGCTCGCCCTTGTCCGGCAGGGGGCGGGCATCTTCAAGCATAGCCATCAGATCGTCGTCTGTGTCATCGGACGAAGTGGTGGTAACTATGTTACCCTTACTCTTATAAGCCCAGCCCGTGGCCCGCAGCACGGCTTCAACTTCGTGCATGAAGGCATCCAGTTTATTGAGATCTATCACCGGCAGATCGCACAATGCCACGTCAAGCGGCGACATGGTTTCTGGCAGCCATTGATAGGGCTTGCCCGTATCCGGGTGCGTGCCGTAGGCTATGAATTGCTGCCCTTCCCCCAGGATTTCGACGGCGTGCATCTGGCCCTGCGTATCGGTGAAGACGGTTGACTTACGCTTATGGATTGGCGTGTCAGTGCGATAAAGCAACAAGGTCTTTGGCTTTTTGCCGGCCCGCACAAGCGGCAAGCCAGTGCCAAGGTTTAAGGCCAGTTCGATCAGTTCGCCGGATACATGGGCGTCTAAAACATCCACGTCGACCGCGACCAGGTTGCTACCCAGGACGATTCCGGTGTTCAGCGCAGTCCAACCCTCCAGGTCGGCATCTGCGGCGTGGCAGTTCTGCCAGTTTGGCAGGGCCGGCCGCTTGCCGTTGCAAGGGATAGGCCGGTAGCCGTTTTTGATCAGTTTGGCGCGTAGCAAAAAAGGTGGATCAGGCGACTCAGTTTGGCCTAGCAAATCGGCCAAGGGGTCGCTATAATCTGCGTCGAAGTTTGTCGCTTCATAATTCCATTCAGCGCCGTCACCCTTTGCCGAGGGGGCGGCGTTTTTGATTTCTGGAGGTGCTTCGATCCGGGACAAAAGATTTTCAAGAGGGTTTGCCAAATGCAAAATTTCCTCTTGAAAATCAGTAACCGGTAATTGCAAGGTTTGCGCAAGTAACTCATTGACGGGAAAGGCATTATGCCCTCCC